CCTAGATTCCCCCTGGTGGCATTAGGTATGCCACGCCCAACCATAATAATTAATATGGCCGGGCCCACCTCGGCTTGGTGTCGACGGCACGAGGACGTCCAGAACGTTCTAAGTGCTTCACATCATGCACGGGTTCTACGCCGCGCTTGAGGAAGAACTTAAGCAAGGCACCAGGACCATCCAATCGATTGATTGGCAGTCGCGGTGACACCACGTACCCCTTAACCACGGGGGCATGGTGATGCTCGTCCATCCTAGATTCGGATAAGTTATATCCGAGAAAGGAGTAACGACCAAGCAAGGAGGAAGTCTCTTCCACATACGGAAAGAATCCTAGCAGATTCTCCAACTTGTGGTCGAGCCATTTCACGGTTCTCCAATAACCAGCTTTGTAAAGCTGGTTACGGAGTGAAACCAATGAAATGACCTCCTGAACGTTCTTCCGTGAGACAGGGAATTCGCGTCGAACCTTGACGATTGAAACGTCATGGCCCTCGTAGAACTCCTTGCCACAAGACTCCCTGAACCTTCCGGTCCAGTAGGACTTGTCAGCTCCCACACGGGCTCCAAAAAGCTCGAGTGAGTTGATCACGGAATGAACACAATCTACGGGAACAATGAGATCGTCCCCGTAGACACGCACCTGATCGGCAAAACTTTTTATAGTATGTCGATCAAAATGGATCCTGCGCTCTTTCTCTATTCCGAGGATAATTATGGTCAAAAAGACCATTGCCTCGAAAGGGAAACAAAGAGCGGAACCCATAGACGCGAACTTGGCTAGGCGTATAACGCCATGGCCAGGAACCCTCGCCCGTCTAGAACGACAAGCATCAACACCCTTATGCAAATGAGGATGATGACGCAACATTGCTCTGACGAGCTGGTTGGACACACGATCGGACGCCTCACTCAGATCGAGAGTGGCGAGATCCCCATAGAGGGAACCTTTCTGAGCATCGAGCTGGTTAGGCTCCTGATCAGAAAAGCCGATCATCTTGGAGAGTAATGAATCACTCTCTAAGCGAGGAACAATAGCCTCGAGTATCGATTGCTGTGCATATTGCATAGCAGCCGGCTCGATAGCAATGATCCTCGGTGACTTTTGCGTCTTAGGAACAGTGATGACCTTAACAGGCATCTCTGCGCCGGGTTCGAGGAAGTCAACCGCGTCAATCTCATCAAAGTAATATGATGGATTGGGGAAAAGGTAATCCATTGCTGGAAAAACCTCCTCCAAACGCGACGTCCAGGTACGAAGCCGGTACTTCTCATTTCCAATGAGACGATCGACAGTCGCACCAGGTCCATGCTTAGGGACAAGTTCAACGTTATAGATCTCACGATCTACTTCGCTAAACACCCTAGCATAGAGCATCTGAGATATACGTTCAAAGTCTGAGAGATCAGACTCGGAAAGTACAGTGTCAGATGCACGGACTTCCTGCTCACACATGACATAGTCAGACATTGCCTTCTCAACACGCTCTTGCGAGCAGTCGAGAAGAATCTTTGAATAGATCAGCGTCAGCTGTCTAATACAAAGAATTGCATCAATGTCTGGATGGTCATGCAGGATACCACTAGTCCGGTCAAACACACGATCGAGGAAACCTCCGAGAAATCGGGGGAGACCTGCATGCCAAGAAAAACCTTGGAACATGTTGCGATCTACCAAGCCTTGGTCAAGACTTTTTTGGAAGTCTTTCCCAAAGCGAGGTAAGGATATCGTTAAAAATGACATCCCCTCGTGTTTGTACCGACCCTGGACAGTTTTAATGTCCATGGTGGCGCTAGTGTGACACCAAATGGCAGACTCTTCTGCCATTTTCTTCCAGAGCACTATCAGGCTATTCAAACTGCCTCCTTAAATAGAGGTCGGTTTCCTTAGCCTATGGTGGAGTTGGTGCAACTCAGCTAGATTAGCTGAGAAGCAAAGAACAACCCCGCCGTGCAGCCTAAGAGAATGCCAATAATGGCAATCACTAGGAGAGTAAGAAAGGTATAATCATGTTGATTCAACCCTCTTGCTCCTTTCACAGTCGTGCCGTCAAGATACTCGATAAGAGCATCAAGAGCTGATTTACTCGAAGAGGCCGCAGCCTCGGGAAAATCCCGAAGTCTACGACTCAAAGGCAACCAGCTTTTTGACGGCAGCGTATTCCGTGGCAGAAAGGACTTCAAGAAGTCCCTTCACCGCGTTCAACGCATCTTCATTCGAATACCCAGCCACCGGACGATCGACGACGATGTACGTCGACATCGAAACAGTGGTATTCTGGGCAGGAATGAATGGATCGGCAGTGATTTTCTGCACGTCCAGCCTAAACGTGTGCCGCTTCCTCCGTTTTTCAACGGATGAAATGGTCACACGAGTCAGTCCATCGGCGGAGAGGTACGAAGAACTCAAATCACCCGTAGTTACACGGGGAAGTGAGATCGTACTTCCGGCGATTTTAACGGACTGAGGGTCGGAAAATGCCATAGGCAGTGCTCCTATTTCTGCGGACTAGGTCCGCGTTGGTGTACAGTAACATTCAGTTACTTCAGCACCCGCGTGATACCGAGCGCTGCAGTTATGGCGAGTTGAGTGGGTGACAAGCCCTCCCAGCCTATGCCAAATCCAAAGGGGTTTGCCTGCCCACGGTTCTTACTCGTAAGAGTAATTATCGTGGGTGGAGGAGGAGCAGACTGGCCAATAAGGCCAGCCTTATCCAACTGGATGGTTATTTGCATGGAATTTTCTTCCATAATATAACCATACCGCATAACCAGACCATACTGGCCGAAGCTCGTAACGTTATGTATAACGTTACTTGCATTCGAAAACCAGTCAATGGCCCAACTCCAGGGGGTTAGCTCCCAAAGTACATCGGGCGTTAGTTGGACGCCGAGCAAATGCTCAGCCTGATCGCCAGCACGCATGACGGCTCCATAGCTAGTCGAGCTATCGGGTATCGTATACGTGAAGGCACCAGAAAACCAACAACGACGGATACTAGTCTTAGTAACCGTAGCGGTCCCTAGATTACTGTTATCCCTGAAGATATCAGAGCCGCCTGGAACACAGGCGATCCCTTCTATCTTTTCGGTGGTAACAGATTTCTCGTCAGGAAAGTCAAACCTACGTCGCTGATCTTGGCCGGAACCCTTATTATATTGTTTCATAATAAGGTGGTTATCCCGGATGGCAGTGGAAACATCCTTGACATCTTTGACAAGGGGTCTCCATCCAAACTCATAGTTGAGGAACTCATCCCCAACTTGCTTGAGTCCAAGAGTACGACTTTTCCACGTTCGGATACCCGGAAGGAACGGTAAACCGTCCTTCAGGAACTCTCCGAACGCGGTAGCGGTTTGAGCATGTGGGTTCGTAGGGGCTACTTCAGAGATAGCAGTAGCTCCAGCCGAGTTCATTTTACTCGACCCACCAGCGGTGGGTAGAACGAGGCTCTCAATGCCGGGAATTCCTTTTCCGACAATAGGAGTACAAATTGGTCCGGAGTATTTAACTTCGGACATTTCAGGCCCAGTACTAGGTGAAGTATACTGCGAGGTACCAAACTCACAGCTAAGCTTCACAGTACGAAAAGGCCCGCCCACATCAGCGGTGGACCCCTTAGGTGGGGGCCAATCGTTGTTCCCGGAGTCAGTTATCTGACCCCCCTTGAATTTGGTAAATACCACGTCCCTGTACATTCCCGGAAATTTCCGGTAGTATACAGGAGGGAACCGGACTTGAGAGTCACGGTCCCTGCTCATTAGCGGCATGGAATAAACCTCCTTCAAGGAACGAGAATGTTCCTCTGGTTGGAGAAACATCATTTACTTAGATGTTTCTTTATGGTGAATGCACTGCGTGGGCCGAGCT